TGCCAGCCGACGATCTTGTTGCCGCGATCGTACGAACAGCCGAGAAGTTGTCCTTGGCCCGTAAGGAAATAAAGGATGCTCTCCGGATTTTGCGCGTAAGTCATCACGGCAATTTTATCCCGCGTCATGTCTTCTGCGGCAAATGCCAGATCGGTAGCAATCCAGCCGTTCTCCTCGAATCTGTATCCCATCGTAAAAATCTTGCGCCCATCGGCAGAAACAAACGTAACTTGATTGCCGAGAGATGCCGGTTGTATCGGCAGCGAGCCGAATGCGCTTTGTGACTCGTAATCGGTATTATCAGGAGTCATGATAACGAGATTGCCGCCGCTGATTACCAGCTCCTGAGACTCGGTACCGATAAGCAAGTTCTTGACGGAACCGTGCATCCAGCGAATTCCGCCGCGCTTGGCAATAGTGCGGGTAATCGCATCCGTTGCCAGCGTGCCTGAAGTGAAATCGAAGTAAGAATTCGAGCGCGATCCCCAAAACGTCGCCAGCGAAGTCGGCGTGCCGCCAAACCACAAACGGCCTTGAAAGAAGGTCACAGTTCGCGGCGCGTTGGTCGGGGTCCAATCCGTCGGCGGCGACGTAAATACCGCCGGTGAGAACGTCAAAGAAGTGCCGCCGTTCCAAACAAGCGTCTGAACAGGAGTTTCTCCCGCGCAGATGACCATTGTCTTTCCGCTTGGATCAATCTCATACTGAAGCAAATTCAGCATGTCCAGCGTATACGGCGTGGCAATGGGAACCGGCGCAGCAACAGGATCAGTCACCGAAACCGAAGCAATTGTTCGCGTTGTCGAAGCAATTGGATTTGCGCACTCGATCCAATGACTCGTTGCCGCCGCGACAAAATCTATAAACGGCGACGGCGATGAAGACGTTATCTGCCCCAGGTCGAATCCACCGGCAGCGGTGCCTACGCGAAGCCTGATCGATCCGATAGGCGAGACTTGAATTGCGCGCAACCGGTAAGTTATTCCTATCGTCAAACCCGTAACCTGCTGCCTGACGGCGGCAGAGGTCGATGCCGAAGAAAAAAGCGAAACAGTCGTAGCGCCGAAGATAACTGTAGCGCCGCCGCCGGCAACCGTAGTCCAGTTAGCCGCGCCGGCATTGAACTCGCTATTAAGGACCAGTTCCGGCGCAAGCGCTTCGCCTGCCTTGCTCAACAGCCAGAGTTTTAGCGGCGTAAAGCCCGCGATAAAATACTGGTCATGCGCAACTGGAAAAGGAATGATGCGCGCGCTTTCGATGACCTCTGGAACCTCGAAAGTAAACGCAAAACCGCTGCGCCTAGCTGCCGGGCCGTGCGGAAGCGAGACCATGTTTTGAAGAATGCTTGCGCCTTCTTTGTAGCCGCGCGTCTCCGTGCGCGCGCGTAGCCGCCGCGTCAGCTGGCCCGCTGCAAAGCTGGTCTGAATGGGAACGAGACGCGGCAAGCTAAGGTATGCCTCCTGCAACCCAAAATGCGTACTTCATATCGTCAAGCGCGCCGCTAAAACCTTTCGTAACGCGCAGATAGTGCTCCCACATGTCGTTGACCTGGGCCGGCACCTCGCCGCGCGCAACCAGGAACTGGTACTCGGCATCGTCGATCTCGCCGCTCGTCGCGCCGTTCGTCTGGTAATAGCGCAGCAGCTTGTCATTGATTGCGTTCTGCGTCGCCACGACATCGGGAATCGCCGCGTTGATGGCGTCATTGATCTGCGGCATCTAGTACCTCGGTTGCGGGCGCGACTTGCGCGGCATTTTGCGCCGCTTTTGCTTCGCCATGGTCTCCTTCCTACGCGTAAATGCGCTCGGCTTCGCGCATTGCCTCGATGATTTCCTTGATGCGCACCTGAAGCTTGCTGCTCGAAGTCCAGGGCGCGTTCTGGCCGATGCCGACGCCGACTTCGCCGACTCCGATCGAAGCGAGCGAGGCGTCGTTGAAAATCTTGGACTTCGGCGCAGCAAGCGCGGTGCGGATATAGATCGGAGTGACGGCGTTTTCGAACAGGTAACCGTTCTCGCGGACGTAGTCGCTGATGCGCTGGAGCGCCATGAAGGTCTCCATATCGCGGTAAGCGTTTCCAGCCGCGAGGTTGACGTACACGACGACCTGGTTGATTCCTGCCACTGTGAATGCGACCGCGCTGAATGTTACGTTGGCCTTGTCGCCCACGTCCAGATCCAGCACTGCTTGCATGGTCATAGTTCTCTCCTCTTATACCGTTGGACCGATCCTGCCGCCAAGCGTGCCCGCACGTCGCGCCGTTTGCATTCCTTGAGCACGGATAACCTGGCTGCGCCCTTGGCGCGCGTCCGAGCTCGATGCGCCGGCGATTTTAACCGCATAGAGCTGACGCATGGCGTCGAAAAGGCTTTTTGAATGGGTAAGCGGCAGGCAAATATCCAGCGCCAGTCGCGCAGCCAGAGCCTGGCCAAACATGTTCGAGAACTTTGTTGGATCGACGATGCGCGCAATGCCGCGCACAAAGATCACATCCTCATCGCACAGGACCGAATTACGCTCAAGACGCCAATCGGAAATCGGATCGTCCTCCTCCTTACGGTCGCTGCGCCCGCAATAGACCACGCGCATCATCTCTGCAGGTAGCGGAAACTCTCGCAGGTAACCCCATTCAGGCGGCGCGCTTTTGGCAGCGGGCCTGGCGCGAAACATCGTGAAAGACCAGTCGATCTCCTCGAGAAGCGCATCGCGCAGGTTGGCGTAGTTCGCCTTGCAAAGCGCGGCTTCCTTGCTGGGATCGTCCAGTGAAATGATGAGGTTACCGCCCAGCCAGCCCAAGGCCTGGTTGCAAATGCCTACGTCGGTAAGAGAGGACATCTAGCGATGCGCGCGCTTCGGCGGGCGCTGCTTGATCAGTTCCTCGAGCGGTGCCGCTTTTTGCTCTTTGGGATGCTCAAAGAACGACTCGATACAGGAAATGCTGACGCTGAGATGGTCCGAGATCTCCTGCGCCGTTTTGCCGCTGGCGATCATTGATTGCACTATCGGCACCTCAACCGTGCGCAAGCCGGAACGGCGCATGTTGTTGTTGAACTGCGTGATTCCGTCACGAATCATGAAACCCTCCTTAAAAAACTTGCCCTCGCCGCCGGTGCCTGCGCCGGCGGCGAGGACAAGTGAGACCGATCAGGTGAGGGCGTCCTTCACCTTGAGGTGGACGATCTGCTCGTCCTCCACCCGCACCGCGCCCATCGTCAGCGCGGAGTAGATGCGCCACGCGAAGCTGATGCTCGGGTCTTCGGCGACGCGCGCCCAGATGTCCTTGTTCACCTGCAAGCCGATCGCCCGCTTGGTGAAGGCGAGGCAGGACCGCTGAGTGGCGACCGGAATGAGCAGCCGCGTGGATACGATCCACGTGAAGCCCATCCAATTCGGCACGATGCCGCTGGCATTCAGCTTCTGCAACGCCTGGGCGTTCACGTAGTCGGCGCTGGTCTGCTCGGTCAGCTGCATCAGCTTGCGGACCTGCGTCGGGCCGACGACGAAGACCTTCGGGATCGAAGGATCGATGTCGTTCTGCATGAACTTTTCCTGCACCGCGGTGACGAAGTCGAACGAAATCGGTACAGTGCCATCGCCGATCAGCTGACCGGCGGGAAACACGACCGGCGCACCGGCACCGTCGAGCGCGTCTCCTGTTGCGGCGGCGATGATGATGTCGTCTACCGCCCGCTTGGCGCCCATGCCCTGCTTTTCGGCCACGGACGACTTCGGGTCGATCAGCATCTGGACGATGTCTTCGGGTTCGACCGTATCGCCGTCGTGCTTGGTCGTCGGCACGCTGACCCTGCGGCTCCAGGGTGAATCGGTCGCCGGCGTCGCGGTACGCGCAGCCGTCTTGGTTGTGAAGTCGCCCTTGCCGAGGCGATCCCAATTGTGTTTCTCGGCTGAGACCGAGCGCTCCATGACGGTACCGCGGAGCTTGGTCTCGGCTTGCTGCGCAAGCTGCCGCACGGTGCGCTCATACGTCTGCACGTATGCGGCGGTAATGGTGATGGCCATTTGGCCCTCCGAAAAAGTTAAACAAACGTTTTTCGGGTTAGGTTGCCGCGCGATTTTTCAGCGCGACCATCCCCTGCCTGACGGCCCGGCTAGGACCGCCTCGAACCCAAGGCCGCTTTCGCAGTTATCCCAGATTCGAGGCGCTTGCGGCGAGCATTATACGCACGACCGAAAAAAAATTGCAACTACGCCGCAAGCG